GTAGTAGATGCCCCTCAAGAATCTTTTAGCGTAGCCAGGACCGCTAGAAAAGAACAGCCGGAAGCGTTTCAAGGTTTTCATAGCGAGAATATGCTATTTATTATTGACGAAGCTTCTGGTGTAGAACATATTATCTTTGAGGTGGGGGAAGGAAGTATGTCTACCCCTGGGGCTAAGACTTTAATGACGGGGAACCCGACAAGGACCTCTGGGTATTTTTATGATTCTTTTCATTCCAGCCGAAAGATGTGGGATACGTTTAAGGTGGGGTGTAAGGATTCAAAGATGGTTTCAGATAAATATCTTCAGCAGATGGCTGAGAAGTATGGGAATACGAGTAATGTTTATAGGGTTCGTGTTCTAGGTGAGTTTCCAGCAGGGGATGAGGATGCGGTGATCCCGTTGTCTTTGATAGAGGAGGCGGTTCATCGGCAGGTAAAACAAGTAGAAGGCAATATGGTATGGGGGTTGGATGTTGCACGATTTGGATCGGATAGATCTTCTTTAGCTAAAAGAATGGAGAATACTCTAACAGAGCCTATTAGGTTCTGGCGGGGGAAAGACCTGATGCAGTTATGTGGTATTGTTGTGGATGAGTTTAATAAGATGAAGGGATGGGAAGTGCCTAAAGAGATTCTGATAGATTCTATCGGGGTTGGGGCTGGGGTAGTTGATAGGTTATCTGAGTTAGGGTTACCAGCTAGAGGGATTAATGTAGCTGAGACACCTTCCGTACAAACCCGTTTCAATAGGTTACGAGATGAGTTATGGTGGAAGGCCAGGGAATGGTTTGAGGAAAGGAACACAACTCTCCCAGATCAGGACGAATTGATAGCTGAATTGTCTATGCCAAGATATAATTATACATCGTCAGGAAAGTTAAAGGTGGAGTCTAAAGCTGAAATGAGAAAAGCAGGGATGCAATCTCCCGATTTAGCTGATTCTTTATGTTTGACTTTTGCTCATCAATCTGCCAAAAATTATAGTAAGAGGATAGTTTATCCTGATTTGGGGATCGTGTGAGTTTAAGAGATATAGCGAGAATTAACGAATTAGAAAAGAAGGTAGAGTCACTAGAGGTTTTAGTGAAATCTTTAATGGATGCGTTTGCAGAGAAGAAGGAGCCTTGTTTTGGCAAGAAAAAAAAAGGTAGATGACGAACAGTTAAAGACAATAATTGACCACGAAATCAGAAACTCTTTAGGGTTTGGTGGAGAACTGTTTGAGCAAAGACGTAAAGCAATTAACTATTACTATGGGGACCCCTTTGGCAATGAAGTTGAGGGTAGGTCTAAGGTAGTATCGACAGATGTTTATGATGTTATTGAATGGATGATGCCCTCTTTGATGAGGATCTTTTCTTCTGGGGATGACCTGGGTAGGTTTGATCCACAGAATGAAGACGATGTTGTTGCTGCTAAACAAGAAACAGAATATGTGAATTATATCCTTAATCGGGACAACAATGGATTTAAGATCCTGCACGATTGGTTTAAAGATGCCTTGATGATGAAGAATGGCATTACTAAGGTTTGGTGGGATGAAACAGATGTTGAGAAGAGGGAAGAGTATTCAGGTCTTACTGATCTTGAGTATTTGAATCTGGTTAATGATCCTGCTGTTAAGATTGTAGAACATACAGAGAATGAAGGTGAAGAGGAGATGGACCCTGGTTTTACAGAGGGAGAGTTTATCAGAGAAGATATTCTTCACGATCTAGTTATAACAAGGAAAGAGAAGGAAGGTCGAATTCGGATAGCGGTAGTTCCTCCTGAACAGTTTTATATTTCAAGAAGAGCGGATTCTATGGAAGATGCAATCTTCCTGGGAGATAGGATGTTGATGACTATTTCTGAATTAAGGGAAATGGGATTCAAGGATGTAGATGATATTGTAGGAAATGATGAACAATGGTGGAGTGAGGAATATCAGGCTCGACACGATTATGACGATTCAGCGTTGACTACAGATTTAAATCCAGGAGTATATGGGGCTGAAAGAAAGATCTGGGTAGATGAATGTTATATCAAGATAGATTCTAATGGGGATGGTATATCAGAGTGGGTCAAAGTATTGAAGGCTGGGGAGAGGATCTTGTCCAGAGAAGAAGTGGATGGGCATCCTTATGTGTCTCTCACTCCAATTCCAATTCCGCATAAGTTCTACGGGTTATCATTGGCTGATATTACTATGGATCTTCAGTTAATTAAGTCTACCTTATGGCGAAATATGTTGGACAACTATTATATGTTGAACAACGGTAGGTACGTTATGGTAGAGGGTCAGGTTAATCTTGATGATCTATTAACCTCCAGACCAGGAGGAGTAATCAGGGAGAAAGTTCCAGGGGCCGTTAGAAGATTAGATCAGCCTCAGTTACCTAATTCTTCGTTTACGATGTTGGAGTATATAGATAAGGTAAGGGACGAAAGGACAGGCATCAGAGTATTTCAGGGTTTGGATGCTGACTCTTTGCAACATACAACTGCGACAGCCGTTTCCCAGCAGGTAACTGCTGCTAATATGAAAATGGAGATGATCGCAAGGATCTTTGCTGAAACAGGAGTAAGGGATTTGTTTCTAAAGATTCACGAATTAGTAGTTAAACATCAGGACAAGAAGCGAATGGTTCAACTAGCTGGTGAGGAATGGGTTCCAGTAGATCCTAGAGAGTGGAGTCATCGGTCTAATATGACTGTGACTGTAGGATTGGGAAATGGTAATAGGGACCAGACGATAATGAACCTGAATATGTTGGGCAACCATCTGACTAATATTCGACAAGATCCTGAAGTTAAGTTTATCGTTCAACCAGAGAATGTTTATAATTTGCTTAAAGAAGCTTCCAAGGCTATGGGGATGAAGAATTACCAAGACTTCTTTACTAACCCAGCCACTGTTCCCGAAGAGAAAAGGGGAGGAGAAGGAAAAGAACAAGATCCGATGCAAGCACTCCTTCAGCAGAAAGCACAAGCAGATATGATGAAGGCTCAGAATGACCAGATGAAACATCAGATTGAAAGACAGAAACTTGAAGCAGAATTGAAACAGGATCAGATTGAGAACCAGATGGATATGCAAAAATTCCAACTGGATATAGAAAAACTTAAGCTTGAGAAAGAGAAGTTGATGGCTGATATGATGATGGAACGTGAAGAAAACAGGATTAAGCTAATGGAGCTTGGGGCTGAAATCCAAGAGAAACGATCTATTAAAATAGGTGACTAATGACAAGCAAGGAAGAAGAAATATCCAGAGGAAAGAATGCTTACAGAATCATAGAAGATGATTTGTTTAAAGAGACATTTGTAGACTTAAAAAAAATCTATACAGAAGAGTGGGAGAATTCTCCCGCAAGAGATCAAGAGGCAAGGGAGTCCTTATGGATGGCTATAAAGATGTTAGGTGCAGTTAAGGACCACTTAACGACTATTATGGACACCGGTAAATTGGCTGATCGCCAGGTTGAGGAGATGGCAAGAGAATCTTCTGCAATGCGTGGGGTCGCAAACTAAAGGAGAAGTAAAATGTCTGAAGAACAAAAAAATGCTAATGATGGAATCTTTGGAACTTATGAGGCTGTAGCAGATGCTGCAAAGGCTGTTGAAAGTCTTGAGCCTGAATATAATCCTCGTGAGGAACAGCTAGAGTCAGCCGATACGGCAGAGACTGATTCTGGAGATGAAACGGAAGAAGAAGTTTCTGGAGATGATAATGATGCCGAGGTAAGTGAAGAGCCTGTTGAAGATCTTGAGAGATTCGATGTTGATGGCAATGCTGTTAGCTTTGATGAATTGAAATCTGGTTATATGAGAGACAGGAAAAACACGCAAGGTTTGCAGGACTTCGAGAACCAAAAACAAGAGATGGGGAAAGCCCAAAATGTTTTAGTTCAACAGAGTCAGCAATATATGCAAGCTCTGGAGGCACTGGATAAGCGACTGAATGATCGTATTGAAGGATATGATAAGGTCGAGTTGGAAAGGCTTCGGACGGAAGACCCGATGGAATATTTCGCTAAACGGGATGAGTTGCGTGAGTTAGAAGAAGAAAGGAAGACTGTCCAGGAATCTGCTGTTAGGGAGAGACAATCCCAAGTGGAACAGGTTCAGGCAGGACATACCGAACTTCTTAAAAAAGAGGCAGATGCGTTATTGAAGTATATTCCTGAATGGAGTGACCCTAAAAAGGGACAGGCTTTAAGGAATAAATTAAAAGGCTATGCTTCTCAACAAGGTTATAAGCAGGAAGAGATCGACTCAATTGCCGATCATCGTGCTTTGATTATTTTGAGAAAAGCTATGCTATTTGATGAAATTAAGAACGCTGATGCTGGTGGCAAAAAAACACGCAACGCACCGAGGGTACAACGCCCAAGGGGTTCTGATTCCAGAGGTTCTGCTGGATCAGACAAGCGTAACCGACAATTAAATACATTGAAAAAATCAGGCCGTGTGGATGATGCTGCTGGTTTGATTTTTGATATGATCGACTAAGGAGAAGCACAATGGCACAACCAACTAATACTTTTGACTCCTATGATGGAGCTAATAGTAATAGGGAAGATCTTGCGAATATTATTTATAATATTTCACCTACAGATACTCCCTTTATGAGTTCAATTGGACGAGTTAAAGTCCAAAGCACTACACACGAATGGCAGACGGATTCACTTACTGCTCATACTGCTGACAATATGGTTATTGATGGCGATGAAGCTACAAATGATTCCATCTCTGCTACTTCCAGAGTAACTAATAAAACCCAGATTTCTGATAAAGTAATCGTGGTTTCTGGTACTCAGGAAGTTGTTAATAAAGCTGGTAAAAAATCAGAGGTAGCTTACCAGGTGGCTAAAGCTGGTAAAGAGTTGAAGCGAGATATGGAAGCTCGTTTAACTTCTAAACAGTATATGGTAACAGGTAGTTCTTCTACCGCTAGAGAATGTTCTGGCGCAGAAGCGGTTATTACTACTAATAAGTCTCACGGTACTTCTGGTGCTACTACGGGTAGCGCAGATGTTACGGATGGCACACAACGTGTGTTTACAGAAGCAATGTTGAAGACCCAGATGCAGAATTGTTTTACTGAAGGTGGCAACCCAGGTTTGGTAATGGTTGGTCCTTTTAATAAAACGAAGGTTTCTGGATTTGGTGGTATTGCTACTTTGTATCGTGACCAGAAAAAAGTAGGTCAAGGAGTAATCATCGGTGCTGCCGATGTTTATGTAAGTGATTTTGGAACTGTAAATGTAGTTCCTAACCGCTTCCAGCGTGATCGTACTGCTTTGGTATTGGATACTGATTACTGGGCAGTTGGTTATCTTCGATCTTTTCAGGTGAAACCTTTGGCTCGTACAGGTGACTCTGAAAAACGTCAGATGCTGTGTGAATATACTCTTGAGTATAGAAACCAGAAGTCTTCTGGCAAGATTGCAGATCTTACTACTTCTTAAAACTGGATTGGAGGGGGGTTTTGCCCCTCTCCTTTTTAGGAATTTTATCAGGAGGTTATTATGGCTTGGAACAAATTGATGTGGTTTATGTTGGGTTGGGGATCTTCGGCTGTTTTTTACTGGATGATTTAAGTTATGTTTAAAAAAATAGATTCGGAATGGAACGGTGACGTTTTACAGAATGTTTGGTATGATGAATGGAAGGACACCACTGTTCTTGAAAACCTGCAATATGAGGAACCTATTCTTCAACATAATAAATTGTTGAGAAATGAATGGGAATCCAGGTATAAAGTGGGTGGACATAAAGAATGGCATCACGCAGCGACTATCCCAATGATAGTGATTGAGAAACTGATGCGACAAGGTATTTGGGGGGATCAGAAAGCTATGAAAAAGTGGTTGAATGATCCGGTTAATATAGGTTACAGAACATCTACTAGTAATATTTAGGAGGGATTATGGATTTATTTATGAATCAGCCTTGGTATGCAATAGCGGGAGAGATTGTTCTCTTCGCTAATACTGCTACTATAGCTATGCCTTCAAGATGGAGAGATAATATAGCGATGGATTATTTATCTAAGATTCTTAATTTTATCGCTATGAATGTATTCAAAAATAAAAATATGGATGACACCCCGTAAATGGCAATAGGAACTTTTTCCCAACTAAAAGATGCTATAAAAAGCTGGAGTAAAAGAACTGATCTGGACGCAACTATTCCTGATTTTATAAAACTTGCTGAGACAAGAATCAACAGGAATATAAGAATCCGATCTATGGAAACCAGAGTTACAGCAAGCACTGTAGCTGGGCAAAAGTATTACGGGTTGCCAACAAACTTTGTACAGATGCGACATTTTAAACTGAATACTTCTCCGGTAACTGACCTTGAATATCTGACTCCAGAAAGATTGGATACGTTATGGGCAGGAAGCCAAACAGGGAAGCCTTTGGTTTATACATTAACTGGGGATGAGGTTAGAGTAGCCCCAACAGCAGATAGCGTATATACAATGGAGATGCTTTATTATAAAAGATTTACTGCTCTGTCTGATTCAAATACAACAACAGAACTACTTACAGCTTCTCCTGATATTTATTTATACGGGGCATTGATAGAGTTATCAGCTTTTACAGAGCATAATGAAGGAGTGTTGAAGTGGACACAATTATTTAATGAAACTATTACTGCTGTTCAGAATGAAGACAACAGGGATAGACATTCAGGTTCTGCGTTAAGAGTGGTCCCTGATTTTATGGGGCATTAAAATGGCTGAACAAACTACAACTTGGACAATAACATCAGAGACTACTACAACCTGGACTGCTGTAACGGAGGATACCACTGTCTGGACTGTAGCTTAGAGGAGAGAATTAAATGGGTTTAGAATCTGGAACATATATAGATAGTCTGGTTACAACGAATCCGCTAGGATCTGACAACCGTAGCCAAGGGGATGACCACATTCGTTTAATCAAGACTACGATCAAGGCTTCATTTCCTGATGTCGATGATGCAGCTTTAACTATTCATAATGGGACTTCCGCTCCAGCCTCCAAGCAAACTGGGACTATCTGGAGAGATACGACCAACAGTCTATGGAAATTCTGGAATGGGTCAGCTTGGATTACTCTTGCCATAGCTTTTAACACTTCTAATTCTGTAGATGTGAACGCTGGCACGATTGATGGAGTTACCATTGGAGGTTCGGTAGCACCTACTGTTACTAACCTCGGTTCTGTCACTACTTGTGACATAAACGGGGGAACGATAGATGGTGTAACTATCGGTGGAAGTGTAGCCCCAACAGTGACCAGCATTGATATTAATGGTGGATCGGTTGACGGAATTACTTTAGGCACAAACTCTGCTGTTACTGACGCACGAATCGACAATATTAAAATTGATGGCAACGAAATAAATGCGACAGATAGTGGGGGAGATTTAACACTGACCCCGAATGGTGCTGGAGATTTGGTACTTGATGGTCAGAAGTGGCCTCAAGCTGATGGAAGTAGTACGGACTACCTCACTACTAACGGGTCTGGTCAGATTGCTTGGACTACGAACACGGTAGTCACCTCTGAAAATAATGCAAGTACCAGTGCAACAGCAAGCGCAAGTTCAGCAACGGCTTCAGCTACTAGTGCTACTGCTTCTGCAACCTCGGCTACCAGTTCCGCTACCTCTGCTACTGCTGCACAAACTGCACAGACTGCTGCTGAAACCGCATTAGATACATTCGATGATCGTATGCTTGGAGCTAAATCTTCTGCGCCAACTCTCGATAACGATGGGAACGCATTGATTGATGGGGCTATGTTCTTCAATACGACCACAGATTATATGATGGTCTATAACCTTGCCAACACGACTTGGTATCAGCTTACAAATACGACAAGTGACCAGAACAATATTAATACAGTTGCTGGAATTTCAAGTGATGTTACGGCTGTTTCTGCCAAGGCTACACAGATAGCGTTGCTTGGAACGACAGACGCAATTTCCGATATGAACACGCTTGGCACATCTGCGGTCGTTGCAGATATGGCAATTCTTGGGACGGCAGACGTAGTTAATGATTTAAACGTATTGGCAACGACAGCTATCGTTTCCGATATGAATATTTTAGGGACATCCGCTAATGTTACGGCAATGTCTAATTGTTCTGGGTCGATCACATCAATAAATACAACTTCGACCAACATTGCCGATGTTAATAATTTTGCAAATGTCTACAGGATTGCATCGTCTGACCCAGTATCATCATTAGGCACTGGCGATATGGTCTTCAATACTACCTCAAGTAAAACCAGGGTTTATAACGGATCATCTTGGCAGGATGTATCGCCAACATCAGCTAACAATGTATTTGGTACGGTTGCCGTTTCAGGACAAAGTAATATTGTTGCAGATAATACGGCAGCTACTTTAAATTTTACAGGAACAGGTGGAACTACAATAACTACAAACGCTGGCACAGATACACTAACAATAGATACACCAACGGCAGGAGTTTCTGCGGGTTTCTCAATAGCGATGTCAATCGCACTTTAGGAGAAAGTAAATGGCACAAGATTTTAGAAGGTACATAGCTAGAAACACAGGGACTAGCGCAGCTACTATATTTACAGCAAACAGTTATGACACGGTGATCGGCATTAGGTGTGCCAACGTACACGCATCATCTACTGCTACTATTGATGTATACATTAATGACGGATCAAACGATTACTATCTACTCAAGTCAGCCCCTATCCCTGTAGGTGGTTCGTTAGAGTTGATTGATGGTGGAGCTAAAGTTGTTGTAGCAAGTGGGGACATATTGAAAGTAGTCAGTGATACTGCATCCAGCGTTGATACTTGGGTGTCTGTTGTTGATGCAATCAGCACTTAGGAGAATTGAATGGCTTATATAGGAAAAACACCAACTAAAGCACCATTATCGTCCTCAGATTTACCAGACAATATTGTTACGTCTGCCAAGATCGCTGATGCAACTATAGTCAACGCAGATATTAATGAT